GGACCAAAGCTATCAAAAAGATCACGGACAAACGCAAGAAGACGGAAGCCGATCACGAAGAAATCGGACACCTGGAATGGCTGGGCAGCCTTTATCTGCACAATGGCCAACCGTGCATTCCGCGCGAAGCGATCAAAGCTACACTCCTGCGTGCAGCGATGACTCTCAAAAAAGGCCCCAAGGTGAAACCGGGCCTTGTGGCTGAAGAACACGCCACACTTCTCTACGATGGTCCCTCTGATCCGCAGACGCTGTACCAAGATGCCGACTTTATCTATCGCACGACGAAGAGTATGCGCGGCCAACGCGTACTGCGTACTCGTCCGATCTTCTTTCCCTGGAGTACGCAAATCCAACTCGCCTTTAACGACGAGCTGTTGAATCCCGGCGAAGTGGATGAGTTGGTTGTCATTGCCGGGACGAGTATTGGCATCTTGGAAGAACGGCCCGAATATGGGCGGTTCACGATGCATAAACTCTAAGCCAGGCTACATTCCCTTGTGCCAAGTCGGGCTGCGGCTTGCTCCGGTGAGCTGCGGCTCAACAGGCACGAGGGCCACAATGGAGGGCATTAGACCGGCTCCTCGGTTTTGAGCACTGGCGCATCGGCCGCAAGGCCCACACTGGCCGCCTCGGGGTTGTTCACATGGATGAGCGCGGTGTCGCCAATGGGGACGACGCCGGCGCCGAGGTCGGCATCCACGCCGACGCTCACCGTACTATCGCCCATGGCGCCTGCGACCACCCACGCACTCGTGGCATCAATGGGCTCGATCGTACAGGTCCCCTCGACGCTCCACTGCGCCTCCCCGTCCACCTGCGCGGGAGCGCCCCCGGCCGTCAGCGGCGCAATGGCGAGTCGGCATTTCTCTTCGGTCGTGAGGGTCACTTCAATCGGCATGCTGCCTCCTGTGGTGGTCTGCACCGGCCCGACATGCCAGCGGAGACTGGGCGCGGCCGGGGCCGTCATGACCACCTGGTCAATGTGAATCGTCTCAATCGTAATGGTCATGCTCATGCAAAAGTAATAGCCCCATCTACAGTCAGTTCAAATTCGAGCGGCAGCGCGCCATTGACCGGCGCGGACGGAATGCGGTAGCGCGTCACGAACGCATTAAAACTCCAGGTCGTGGCGCCGACATTCGGGAACCGGACAGTAAACGCGGTAGAAACGCGGTTAATCATCGCCGTCCGCAGGGCCACATGTTGCGCATTGGCGGGCACAAAGTTCGCGGACACGCGGATCGTGCCACCATCGAGCAGGGTAGGAATCTTACTCGCCCAATTCCCACCATCATGCGCACTGACATCGACCACATTGAACTGGGCACCGACTTCCGACAGGTTGGTGACTTCGGGGACAGGGGTCCCCGCCATGTTGAGGACTATGCCTGTTGCGGCAATTGCTTGAGTAGGAATTTTAGTACCCTTTCAAAAGCCCTACGCCAAAATAGGCGCGTCGGGGAATTCAAAAGTCACTTGCGCCGTCAGTGCCCCCGCCATGGGGGCCTGATCTCTCCACCCAACACAGTACCCTGAGAACCACCAAGTTGTCTTAGTAGCATTAGGCAGTACCAGAAGATACGGACGGCGCGTGCGGGTTTCCATCAGATGAATGAGGCCCGTGACTGTGCCATGCGTGGGATGTTCGGGAACATGGTTGACAACGAGCCGCATACTGTTGTTGGACAGCATGGTAGGAATTTGCGAGCCCCAGCCACCGATCCCGTCGTGCGCACTTACGTCTATGACCGAGGCCATAATGCCCGCGTCCTGGATGTCCGTCACTTCCGCAATCGTGGCATAGGTACTATCGAGGGTGAAGACGCCGCCCGACGTGTACGCGCCGTTCCCCACTGAGCCCCGGAGCCGGGCAGTCGTGGGCGTCACAGCCTCGGCAATCCAGGTGCCATTCGCCCCGGTATTTCCGGCGACGTTCGTGACCGTCACTTTGGAGACATCGACAATGCCGTGCACGGCACTCGTGGTAACGACAATCGGTGTGGCGTTGGTGGCGGCGGTAATGTTCAACACGGCCGCAATACCATCGCCAAGACGCAAGGCGATGCCGAATGCTGATCTGGCTTGGGTGGGCATATGTTACGCCCCCGCAGGCGCTGGTTGGACCGGGACGGGCTCGTCGTCTGGGGCGGGCTCCTCGTCAGGCTCTGGCTCAGGGGGCGGAAACGGCGATGGGGGCTCTCCCGCGGCGATGGCCGCTTGCAAGCGGGTACAGTGCGCGATGTGGGCATCCATCCGGGCTTGCAGCAGGGTATCGTAGCCACAGGCAGGACAGCGAAATTGGATAAGCCCTGACCAGGATTCCGAGCGGTAGGGGGCGTCTTCCATGGTGCGCGACCTCCAGAAACACGAAACCGCCGACAGAAACGCAGCAACAAGGTGCTACGAAACTCTGCGGCGGTATGTGTTACCTGAAAGCCATCTCAGGCGACCAGTGACTACCGGTATGATGATTTAAATCCCTTGCAGGGAACAGCAGCTTATGAACGGCGGCATGTGCCACCCAAAGGCGTTTCAATCCCTTCCTTTCAATCCCTTCCAGGGTACCATGACTCTAGCACACCTGGCTCACAGGAACCAGCCCAAAACTGCAGGCCACGTCTTACACCACAAAGGCCATATTTTCCACCGCAAACTGCACCTGATAGGCGCCGTACCGCGTGCCTCCCTCCCACGACCACCGAAATTGAATGACGCGGTATTCGTGCCGCAAGTTGGGTTCAATCATCTGCGTATCGGCAGGCTGAAGCAGCCATGTCACGGTCGTCACCGCGGGCGGGCCGACGTCAGTAACAACGGTCACATCGTTCGCATTCAGTGTATTCTGGCTCGTGCGCCCATTAACGATGAGGCCACTGGCCACATCGTAATAGGTGAGCGTCAGCGTATCGAGCACACCGATAGGAATTGCCCCGCCACTTTCACTAAGCAGCGTAAAGGTATAGATGCCGGTCGTGCCTTCCAAAAGTGTGGCGGGGAGCAAGGGTATGTCAGCCATAGGAATCACCTTAAAAGAGGAGTTTGCCCGAGACCCGTGCGGCGCAAGCCCATGACGCTCGTGGTGGCATGGGTCAAGGCCCCCTGGGCGCCTCGAACGACTTCAGGGACAGGAATACTTATCGCTTCCGCCATGACGGTCTGCGCGGCTTGCACGAGTAGCCCCGTCGCAGTCAGGGCGATGACCCCCTGACTCACAAGAGTCTGCGGCTCCTGACTGATGGTTGCCGTCCCGCCGAGCACCAGGATACCTGCGGCGGCGAGGCTCTGCGCCTCCTGGCTGACCGTCGCCGTGCCAAGAAGCCGCAGGGCACCCGTGGCGGCGAGGCTCTGCGCTTCCTGGCTGAGGGTTGCCATCCCAACGAGTCGCAGGCTACCCGTCGCCACACTGCTCTGGGCCTCCTGCGTCAGGAGCGCGGCGCCCGAGGCCGGATTTATCAGGAAGCTTGTACTACTGAGGCTCTGAGCAGCCTGTGTGACCGCCACGCCGCCCGCAATGGCGAGGGCCCCCGTACTCGTCCCCGTTTGATCGGCCTGACTGAGTGCGACAGTCCCGGTGAGAAGCGCCACCGCCGTACTAGTAAGCGTCTGAGCGGCCTGGAGGACTGTAACACTCGCGCCAACGACAAGCGTGCCGGTACTACTCGCTATCTGTGCGGCTTGCGTCACTGTGAGCGTGCCTGCCACAGACAGCGCTCCGGTACTACTGCTCACCTGTGGTGCCTGACTGACCGTGACACTTCCCGTCAGCCCCAGGACACCCGTGCTCGTCAGACTCTGCGGGGCCTGGGTGAGCGCAGCGCTCCCTTGCAGCGCCGTGCCGCCGGTACTCGTCACCGTCTGGGCGGCCTGCGTCAGGCTGGTCGTCGCGGCAAGCCACAGCGCTCCCGTACTGGCGAGCGTCTGCGCCGCCTGGGCGAGACTGCTCGTGCCCGCCAGCGGCAACACGCCCGTACTCACAAGCGTCTGGGCGGCTTGCGTGACCGCAAGGGTCCCAAGACGCAGCATGAAGCCGGTACTCGTCACCGTCTGCGCGGCTTGTGTCAGAGCACTGGTACCCGCCAGCGGCAGAACACCCGTACTCGTGAGCGTTTGGGCGGCCTGCGTGAGCGCCACCAGCCCGAGAGCCTGGGAGCCTCCGATACTGCTTACTGTCTGCGCCGCCTGCGTCAGCGCACTGGTTCCCGTCAGCGGCAGCGTCCCGGTACTCGTCAGGGTCTGGGCCGCCTGCGTCACACTGCTCGTACCCTGCACCCGCAGCGCGCCCGTACTGCTCGCCGTCTGCGCCGCCTGGGCGAGCGTGGCCGCCGCCTGGAGGGGCAGCGTGCCCGTACTCGTCGCGGTCTGCGCCGCCTGCGTCAGGGCACCCGTCGCTTGGAGCGCGAGCGTCCCCGTACTACTGCATGTCTGGGCGCCTTGCGTCACGCTGACGGCGCCCGCCCCGAGGGCCGCGCCACCCCCAATAATCAGCGTCCCTGCCTGCGTGACGAGAAACGTCGCCGTGACGGCCTGCGTACTGGGGTTCACGGTGATGGGCGCATCGAGAAGTCTGGCCGGTGTCGCGGCGTCATAGACCGCCACAAGGAGATTGACCGACCCGCGTCCATGCGTGGCCGCCGACACCGTGACACTGGTACTACTAAAGACCGTCGCACTATTAGCCGGGGTGGGCACGCTACTGGGCGCCGCCACGACGATCCGCCCATCCCGCGCGGCCGGGAGGGTCACCAGGACATCACCGGTTGTCGCCGTGACCTGGATCGGCGCCTCAACGTGCAGGCCGCTAGAGTCAAAGAGTTGCACAAAGAGCAACCCACTACCGCGCCCATGCTCACTGGCAGGAAAGCTCCAGCTCGCGCCATCGGCGACGAGAAACGCTTTCCCGGCCGCGGGTTGGGTCATGGCACTCACCAGGACGGCCCCGGCGGTCGGCGCCCCAAACTGCACCTGGACGTCGTAGGAGGTTGGATGGATGGTGACCTGTGCCTGGAGTTGCGATGCCGGGATCCCGGCATCATAGACCTGCACGAAGAGATTGGGCGTCCCCAGGCCATGCACGGCGCCAGGAATCGTGGTGGTAAGCAGGGCCCCAAAGGGCCAACGGCCTTGGACCAATGGCCCTTCATGCGCCCCGAGCCCGTCGAGGGTCTGCGCAGCCTGCGCCAGCGCGGTCGTGGCCTGCAGCGCCACCGCCGCGGTACTACTGAGCGTTTGGGCGGCCTGGGTGACCGCCACCGTCCCGGTAAGGAGGGGTGTTCCCTGGCCCGTGGCGGAAAGCGTCTGCGCGGCTTGGGTGAGGCTACTCGTCCCAGCGAGCGGCAGGATGCTGGCGCTGCTCAGCGTCTGCGCCGCCTGCGTGAGACTGCTGGTGGCAAGCAGGGGGAGCACGCCCGTGGCGGAAAGCGTCTGGGCCGCCTGCGTCAGCGTCGTCGTCGCGGTCAGTGGGCGCTGCGTGGGCACAAAGCGCCGCAGCTGACGCAGGCGACGACGACGAACGACAATCCATAGCGCCATAGGGAGACATCCTGGGAGTCAGATGCCAGGCAACCGCAGCGGGGCTCTAGCCGTCTTCTTCTACGAAAGCACTAATTTGTAAAGTCATATCATCATTGAGACTAGTATTCATGCGCAAAATGAGCGCTTCACCGGCGATAGCTTCCGGGCACCACTTGTTCTCCGGGTAAAAGGTTTCCAGCGGCGACAGGCGGTTAATCCACCCGAGATACTCCAGGACCGTCGTCGTGCCAGAACTGGTGGCCACCGTCGGTGAGTTGACCCGCGCGGTAAAGCCTGCCGCCTGGCCGATACCCGGCCGTGGCACCGTCGTCGGCGTCACCGTGGCGGAGCCGGTCCCCGTCCCATCCGTCACCGTCGCCGTCATATGGGTCAGTTGGAGTTCTAAACCCTCTTCAGCGGCATCGCCGACTTCCGTCGTATTGCCAAGCCGAAAGCCTACGAGACGGAGGGGTTTGTTCGTCGCCGGGTTCAGTTGCAGGAGGTCGGTATTGCCCCCCGCCGCGGTGAGCGTAAACGTCGCAGCCACTTTGTAGAGTCGAGGCATCTAGGCGGCCCTCCGAAAGATACGCCAGGGTTGTCGACGCGGGGGTGGGGCTTTGGTGGCGGCCACCGCCACCGCGCCCGCCCATCCCTGCGGCCACGTGAGCCAGTTGAGTTCCTGGGCGTAGCCCTGGCGCGAGGCGTTGTAGAGCCCGCGCGCCTCGCTTGCACTAAGCGCCCGGTTGTAGACGCGCACATCATCCATCGCCCCGACCCAGCGCTGCGTGCCCTGCCCATACTGCCCGAGATTGAGTGGACTGGCTTGCAGTTGATAGGTGACCGTGGGCAGCGTGCCGGAATAGGCCACGGACATCGGCACGCCATTGAGATAGAGTTGCGCCTTCTCGGCATTGGTGGCACCGGCCCCGTTAAAAACCGCGACGAGATGAAACCACACCCCGGCACTGATAAACGAGGTATAGGACGGCAGGTTCAGATACGCGGCGGTCCCATTGGCGATCTCAAAATAGATATTATTATCGTTCCACGTTTCGAGGGCGACCTGCTGCACCCCCGCCGCATATTTACTCACCAGGTAGCCGATCACATTCGTGGTCGTCTGCCGCGCCCAGACCGCCAGACTAAACGCCGGGGCATTATCAAGCGCCGCCACCGGGGAAGCCTGCGCAAAGGTGGCGCCGCCAAAACGCACCTCGGCCCAGCCACCAGGGCGCCGCGTCGCACCCCACCCCACCGTCGCCGTGCTGGGCTGGAGCCCCGTCCCCACCCCGTCCGCACGCCCGACGAGATCATGCCACGTCGAGCCACCCGGCGACAGCGGCAGCACCATCCACCACGCCGCCAGGCCCCGGTTGAGCGGGGCCACGGCGTTGAAGGGAGCGCCGTACTGGAGACTGCGGACACCAAGACTCGCGGGCATAGAGACCTTTACGTGTCAGTAAAATATGAACTCGTATACGTCATCACAGGCGCCGTCTGCGTCGCATTCAAGGCCGCCGTGTTGTTATGCGTCACAAAGACCGTCCAGCGCTTGGGCTCCTTGCCCCAGGCTTGCGCCGTACTCAGGCAGCTAATCGGGTACGTGACCCCGGTGGTCGCCGAGACCGCTGTCGCGCCGAGGAGAGGCTTGATCCCGCCATCGCGCGTGTACGCGCTGGTGAGGTTGATCGTCCCCGCGTTGGTGCCCAGGATCGTATCGGGCCACACCACCGTGGTATCAGGAAAGAGGGCCTGGACGCCGTAAATGCGAATTTCTGAGTCCACGGCGGGCGTGGTGCCCGTCACAATCCGGGCGGTAATCTCGGAGTCGATATTGCGGGCGCTGGTATTATCAATCGCCACCGCGTCGCGGCCCGAAATCCAGGTCGAGGAGGCGGCGAGCGACCCGAGCGTAATCGTAATCGCTGTCGCCGAACTATAGGCCAATTTGAAATTCGTATTTTCCCCGTATTCGACATACCACGGCGCATATCCCATCTTTTGCCAGAACCAGTCCCGGAAGCGCCTGGGCAGTCGCCGGCGGGTGGAGAGAAACTCAAAGTCATGCCCGACGTGCTTGGCATGCCACTCCCACAACTCTCGGCTGAAGCCCTCTGGAGTCTGCGGCCCTGGCTTGTGCCACAGCTTGCACGTATGGCAGTAGCAGTCGAGCCTGATCTGAACGTCTGCCTCATCGGCAAGGCGCTCGGCGCGGTCGTAGTCCCTCATTCCGCCCATGCTTGCTCCACTAGCGAGGGGGTGAGCAGCCCCTCAAAGACCATCGTAGCCGGGGCCGCCGTGGTGCCTGCCCCTTGTGCGGTACTCGCGTAGAGTTTCTCCGTGCGGGTGGCCTGCCGCCGCCCCAGGGCCAGCAAATAGTTGACTTGGACTTGCGAGGCGCCCTGGCCCCCAAAGATCGCCAGCCAGCCATCGCGGGTCTGCTGGAGCGACGGGTTCACCCCGCCCGGTGACCACATGCGCGCCCACGAGTCTCGGTCTTGCACGGTCTGCGCCTTGTAGGTTTGCCAACTCCAACTGGCACCGCCCACGCTCGACTCATACACCTCTTGCTCCTGGATGGCCGTCTTCCACACCCAGAAGTCCGGGGCGGCGGCCAGGTTGTACGCCTCGGCGACCACCACGGCGCTATCGCCGTTGTGCGGCAGCGCCCCGAGCACCGGGTCTGCCGCAATGTCGGCCGCAAGCTTGTCGAGGTTCGCCTCCGTCCACTCCATCGGGCGTTCTCCTAGAGCATCGACACCGTTAGCGCACGCGCCCGACCGGGGCCGGCATCGCCGGGGGGCGCAGGTTCGCATCAAAGGTCGAACGCAGAAAGCGCCAGTAGGGGGCGTCCCCGCTAGGCGCGTTAAAGAGGCGCTGCGCCTGGGTAAACGTGACGTCCCGCGCCTCGCGCACGAGATGGCCCGTATCATCCAGGAGATAGGCACCTCCGGCACCACTGAGCACGCTGCTCGCCAGGAGGGAGCCGTTTTCCCCACCCCAACTGGTGCGCAGACTGGGCGCTGTGAGCCCGGTAATGGTCCACCGTATGGCCGTCCGTACATTGACTTCGAGGGCCGAGGTCACGGTGTCCATCACGAGCGACCAGACCGGGGCCGGCCAGGCGCCATCAATGTCGATACCTTGATCGGTCGTGACGCGCCGCAGCGTGAGGGCACGCAGATAACTCCCGCTCACGTTCACGCCCACGAGGCGGAGATCTTCGAGGACGATATCATTGGTGGCGGTTGGGGTGACCGACACGTCATAGACACTGATAGGATTATCCAGCGGGTTGGCCCGCAGCGGATCATTCACAATGAGGCCCTGTTGCGCGCCCATGCCCAATTGGGACGGGGTCCCGGCTTCGGCAGAGACGTTTTGCAGGCTGCCAGCACTGGCGCGGTGATTGACGCCACCCAGGCAGCGGGTTGCCACGCTGTTCCGGACAAAGTAGAACTGCGCCATGTGGCCGTCCGTTCCTACCGTACAGCGATCGCTCGCCACCCCATCCACATAGGTGTGACTCGTGGCAAACGCGATCGAGACGGTATGCCAGGTCTGGTAGCCCACGATATTGCGGATCACATTGCCACGTCCGTAGGGAAAAATGCCATAGCGCCCACCCTGAATGGTAATGGACTCCAGGAGCGCGCCCACGAGACCGGGTTGGAAAAAATCGTTGCCGCCCCAGCCGCCCGACGGATAGCCGCTGTCCATGGCCGGGGTCGCCTCCCAGACGCTCAGGTTGCGGAGCACCGCCCCAGCGGGCATGAGAAAGCTCGTAATCATTTTGGCATTGGGCGCCGTGGGCCCAGGGGTTTCCCAACGCAGCGTGTCGAGCAGCAGCGTGCCACCGCGGTAGATGTTGACCGGAATGTCGGAGGTCGTTTGCACCGTGACGAGGGTCCCCGCCGCCGGCGTTTGGTGAAAGCTGACCGTGCAGCCACTGGCGCGACAGTAGCCGGTTTCATCCACCAGGCTATAGCCGGGGCCGCCGGTCACCACCACTTCGCTGGATTGCAGGTAGTAGAGCGGATAGACCAGGCTACTCGCCACCCCGTCCATCCGGTAGGTGAGGGCGCGTTTGGGGTGAAACCGGTAATTGGTTTTCCAGTCCTCGGCAAACGTGATGCGCGTGCCCGTGAGCGCCCCCACGCGGGCGTATTCAAACATCGCGTGCGCCCAGCCGGTCCCCGGTGACATATTCATCGCCGTCTGGACTTCGACGATGTCCCCCACCTGGATGCCGGTCGTATTGTTCACGGTGACCCCGTCATCGCTCACCGCGACCGTCGCGGTGAGGGTTTTCGTCGTGATGAGCGGGGCGGCAAAGCCCAGGGCGCCAGTATCACCCGTGCGCTTGAGCGTCGTCCCCGGCGTTCCGGCGAGGACCAGCTTCTCGCCGCTGGCGATATTGCGCGTCACGTCCGTCGTGAGGAGATAGATCCCCGCCGGGAGATGCAGGCATTTGTTCGTGGCGATGGCATCGGCCATGGCGGTCGTGAGTTTGGCCGCAATATCGGCACTCCCGTCCGTGGCCGGGGCATAACTCGCAAATGTAAGCCAGTTGGCATGGCCGGGGCTGTAGACCGCACCACACAAGGAGGTGACCGTGGCGGTAGGCGGGGTCGGCCAACCGGAACCGCTCGTGACGAGCGGCGCAGGCGTCACCCCCACCAGGAGACTCTGAGCACTCGGCGTAAAGCTCCCACTGGGGAAAAAGCGCACCTCATAATTGCCCGGCGTGGCGGGGGAGGTAAAAAACAGGGTGGCACTACTCAGGCAGACGCCTGGCGGGGTGGTCGAGCCATTGAGATACTGCCAGGCGAGGCGCGTCCCCGCCGAGGATGCACTGCCTACGGCAAAGAGCCCCACCCAATCCGTCGTGGTACAGGACGTATTGCCCGCCACCTGGACACTGATCGCGGTCGTCGGGCTGACGACCACGGGCACGGCCAGGCTCACGGTCTGTCCGGCCAGCGGCTGCGCCAGGAGCAGGCCGGGGACGCCCAGGAGCAGGGTGAGGAGCGCCAGGAATACACGTGGCATCGGGTCTCCTAATCGTTGGCCCACCGGGTATAGGTGAGCGTCACGCCGAGCACTTTGACGTCACTCATCGGCGTGAGCGTCGTGGCCGTCGCGTTCACAAAGCCCCGCAGATAGACATGCGCCCCGCCAGCACAGGTACCCGCCAACGTCAGCGCCGCCGTGGTAGCAAACTGCTCGCGCGCCGCCGTGTTGCCAAAGGTGAGGGTCGCCGCCACATTACTGGCACTCGTCGCGGCAGTCCCACTGGTAATGGCAAACGCCTGGACGCTGTCACCCTCCCGCACACACTGCCCGGAAAAGCGCATCTGCACGACTTCGCCGGTGTTGTTGCCGAGGCTGAAGGCCGCCAGTTTCAGGGTCACCGTGCCGCCGTCCCAGCCGGCCGGCAGGACCGTGTGCACCTCCACGCCGTCCGCATCGGCGTCGGTGCAGGTAATGGCCTGGAGTTTGGGGCCGCCGGTCACCAGGACCGCCGCGGCCCCAAGCGTACAGGCGCCGTTGACGTCCATCGCCCGCGCCGGAAGAAAGAGCGATTCGCGGATGCCCGTGCCGTAGGTAACGTCCGTACTGAGGTCAATGGCCGTGCGCCCCACCGTGGCGTGCCAGTCCGTGGCCGAGAGCCGCTCGACTTCGACGTAGCCGCCGCGCGTGAGGGCCTGCTGCGCCGCGGCCAGACCGTTCATGGTATCACTCCCGGCCGGGGTGAGCGTACAGGCGCCCGGACCCGTATCCACTTTGACGAGGCGCCAGTGATGCTGCGTCGCCGTCGCGGCGAGGGGTAAGGTGGCCAGGCGTTCCGTGGCTCCAGCGGTACAGGCGACAATGGGGCCATGGGCTGCGCCCAGCGTGAGATCCCCGCTCATGGGCGTCACGCGCAGGCTCCAGCCCGTCACGGTGGTCGCATCGAGGGTCTGGCCGCTGGAGCCGGCAAAGGCACCCGCATTGTTATACTGCGCCTGGTTGACACTCCCTGCAGGCACGCCCGCCCCGACGTTGCCGCTGCAATTCTGGCACTGCATATTGGTCCCGTCATAACAGACCGCGACCAGCTGGCCCGCGCGAATATCATTATCGGCCAGCGGCGTGGTGATACCCCCCTGGACCTTGACAATCGCTTTGGCGCCCAGACTGTGGAGATTGAGCGTCGCCGCGCCCGTGTTCGCGACATCCGCCACAAAGCGGTAACACGCCTGCGTCTGATACGCGGTGAGGGCATAGCCCAGCGTGCAGGCATAGGCATCCGTGCCGCCGCTCGGTCCTGTGGTGCAGGCGTTCACGTGCCCGAGGACCACCTGATTGCCGATGACGGGCACGGTCTGGGCCAGCACGAGGTGGGGGACCAGGACCACAACACCGATCCAGAGCAGCGATGGCATGAACATTCTCACCAAAGGCACGATAATGATTGGCAATACTTCCTCATAACTACTTGATTTTACTACTCAGGCGTTGCCCATAGTAATTTGGAACGAGTTTATAGTGAACTGCTGCCCGGCATTGAACGAGGTGTTGTCCACGATCATGTCGGACGCGCTGGTGCCGACCGTGCCCTGGATATGGCAGGTAGTGCCGCCTTTAATGCGAAAATAGGCGGCCGTGCCCGTAGCATCGGCACTCGTATCGGTCCAGGCCGGGCCGGTTTTGGCGATGACGCCGCCTGACGCAGCCGCAAGCCAGTCAGCACCCAGGGTGACAATGGCGAGCGCGGTCCCGGTATCGGCGGCGGCACAGTTGGCCGGGACGGTACCCGAGCGAATTTCTAGGGTGGCGGCGCCAGTACCGTTCACGGCCGCTTCAATCGCATTGAGTTCCGCATCGCGGACAGTGCCGCTCAGAAAGAGTGCCATACGGGTTCCTTATGCGAGCGCACGTGCGCATCGAACGTTGAATAAAAGGACGGGCCGCTGAAAGTCGTCCGTCCGTAGCCAGTACGGGCTTTGGAGTGCCTGGAGCCACAGATAAAACGTCCCACTGAGCGAGGCATTCTGCACGCCGTCGAGCACCTCCCAGGCCGCCTGTGCTGCCGCCCGCGCCGCCGGATAGCCGTACGGCGCCCCACGCGTGGCGACTTGCACCACGGGCTGTTCGTAACGCGCCACCGGCACATCATGGCTGCGCATGGGCGGCAACCCCGGTACTTCGATCAAGGCCAGAATGGGCGCCGTGTTCTCGATCGTATCGAGCGGGAAACTCCCCTTAAACAGCGTATTCCCCACGGCACCCACGCCTTGACTCTGGAGGTAGGAGCCTAACTCGTCCAGCAACATATGCTACTCATCCTTCACGCTGCGGTAGACATGCGTTTCCGTCAGCGCCACATCGGGCTGAATGAGCCCGTCCCGCACGTAAAAGGTCAGCGTCACATCCCCGTTCATGCCCTTGCGCAGCAGTTCGCGCCACTGCTCTTCGAGGAGTTGGAGGATGGTGCGCCGCTGCTGAGCATTAAAGGGCCGCTCATAGAGGACGGCTTTGCGGGCGTCGGCGAGGTCGGGCAGCGGATTGCCATAGCCGTCGTGGCGCATAAACTGGGGCATCGCTAGCCTCGTAGTGCCGGGCCAATGATGGCGCCAAAGCGTTCGGCCATACCGCCCGTCGCGGCGAAAAACGGCGCACTGAGGAAATGGCTTTGGCCACCGTTGGGATGGTTGAGCGTTGTATCTTCATGCTGGCGAATGGTATACGGCGCAAGTCCGTGGGCGCCATAGCGGATCACCATCTCTTGGGTCGCGCCTTGCTCAACTGGTCCTTCTGTTAGACCTGTTGATACCATGAGGCCGGTGTCCACTGGGGTCAGAAACCGACTCTCTTCCAGAATCCTATCGGCCTCCGTCATCAAAGCGCGTCCCACGCCATCACGAGCCTGTGCCGAGAGGCGACTTAATGTCCGCGTAAGCACATCCAATCCTGCCACTTCGACCGTAATCATAGGAGTATTCCTCGATACAATCTGCTATACTCCACTATGCGGTATAGCTAGGGAATCGCGACCCGAAACACAAGCACTCACACTTGCTGCTATGCCGTTCCTCTTTGTGAGTCTCGTGCCTAAGTGAGGAGGCAACCTGTGGCCTATTTTATTGATCTGACTGACCAAACGTTTGACCAGTTGACCGTCATAGCTCGCGATACCACTGCCACAACCATCGAGTATTCGTGGTGGTGTCAATGTCAATGCGGCAAGATCGTGTCGGTTCGGTCGTCTATGCTGCGCGCCCATCGCACTCGCAGTTGCGGCTGTTTGCGGCATAAATCGCCGGTCAATTTTCTTGACCTGACAGACAAGACCTTTACCCGTCTGACGGTGATGCATCGTGATACCATGCCCCTGCATCCTGAACGCGGGACATGGTGGATCTGCATATGCATTTGTGGCAACCGTCTTTCGGTCACAACCCGTGACTTGCAAAGCAAATCGGTCAAGAGTTGTGGATGCCTGCGTGCAGAACAGTTGCAACGAGGAAACCTGAAGCATGGGCAGAACAGAAGAACTCGTACCACGCCGGAATACAAAGCCTGGCAGAAAATGAAAGAACGCTGTGACTCGCCAACGTCGAAAGACTATCCGCGCTACGGGGGGCGTGGCATTACGGTCTGTGACGACTGGCGCACAAGTTTTGAAGCATTCTTTGCCCATGTCGGCCCTCGCCCAAGTCCCCATCATACCTTGGATCGGTATCCTGACAACAACGGCCCCTATGCACCGGGGAATGTCCGTTGGGCGACACGCATAGAACAAGCGAGAAATACCCGTAACACGGTCTTTCTGACCCTGCATGGAGAAACGCATTGCCTGAGTGAGTGGAGTACCATTCTGCATATCAAGCATCAAATTCTTATTGACCGCCACACCTATGGATGGTCCGATGAAAAGATACTTACAACACCCGTGCGGCAATCGTTCAGCCACAGTACGAATATTCCTAAATGATACACTCCCAATGGTCCTTAGCTCCTTGCGGCGTCTTCCACAGATCGAGCCGCTCGATCGCTGGGCTCGTGCCGTCTTCGAGCGTCAGTTTATGGCGAATATCCAGCGTCACCGTGCCATCAAAGAACAGCAGCGCCCGGCTGACCCGCTCTTGCCCTTGCGCGTTGGTAAAGACCTGCGTGCGGTACTCCACGCGGCAGGGGGTAGCGACGGCGGGGCCATACGTGGGCGTGCCATAGCCGTCCTGGCCCGTGTAGGGGGCTACGAGGACCGTATCGGTTAAGAAGGCGACTAAGGCCGCGTGCATGGCTTTACGCTCCCTCGTCCTCGCTCTGCGGTTTATAGAGAAGCGGTGACTTCACAGAGCGCGGAAAGCGCGGCCGTGCCCCTTGTTGCTGGCGCTTTCTACTCACGCAGTCAAGAAAAAGGTCATGTTCCGCAAGGAGGCGGTCATCCCCTGCAAGATGGCGATTCTCTCGCGTCCCAAAGCCCGCTGTTGTATAAGCTTCGAGCAAATCTTCCTGGGCGTAGATCTCCTCGCCGCACTGACTTTGACATGCATAGTGGCTACGCATATAGGCTTTAAAAGCTGCCACAAAGACCTTGGGTTTCGTATACGGTCTCAATCCCAGCATACTCAGCCGATTTGCAACAAAGTCGTCGACCGTATTGACCATAACGCTTGGAGACGGGCCAGCCGCGACCGTGGCCATCGCCTCAACGGTATGTTCGATAGCCTCTAGGCGTTCAACGCGGTGAGCCTCTAAGGCTTCGATGCGCTTGAAGCGAGTATCATTGGCACGTTGCTCATCTTCGAGACGCGCACGGGTATTCTGCTCGATGCTGTCGATCTTCCGGTCAAGCTTCTGATAGGCAAACCCAACAATCGCCGCCAGACGGTCTACTTCACCACTGCTCTGGGGCTCTACTTGGTGAGCTTGGTCGCGGAAATAGGCATCGCGCATCATACGCTGCACCTGCCAGGATACTTTGTCGCGCATAGGTTTCACGAGCAGGAGATAGCCGTCTTCTGTAAAGAGAGTTAGGCCATTAGAGTTCGCTTGGACTCTAAGTCCAAGCGAGGCTACTTCAGCAAAATCAAGGGCAAAATAATCTTCACCTTCTCGAAACTCCGCTTTATGCCGCTGGAACGTCTTATGGATGTTGGCAACAGGAACCTGATGGACGAGGGCGATCTGTTCATACGTGACTACCGGAATACCCTGATAGACAAGCTGGTCAATCTCGTGTCCATTAACGAGCATGCTCTGCATACGGCACCTCATGTGCGAAGGATAGGTATGTTGATCATGCCCGCCATCGTACCATACCCCTTGAGTAGTGCGCGAACCTCACTCGGCACGCTCGTCACCGGCGAGGTGCCCGCCACGGGATTCGGGTTATCCTGGTACGTGATCGTCGTCCCGCCAATCTTCGTGGACTTGATGCCCGCCGTCTGACTACCGCCGTTCGGCTGACTCAGCGTCGTATCCCCGAGCAGCGCTAAGGCATAGACGGCAGTCGCCTGTTCCACTGCGACGGGGATGAGGAGCGGATCGAGCGGACGCCCGTAGCGATCCACCTGCCCCGTTTGCGGCCAGGCAAGGGCCTGCGTCAGCGTCGTCGGCGTCCCGTACCAGTGCACGAGGCTGTCGAGCAGGCTGGTCGCCCACATCAGCGCCGGGGCCGCGTCGCCACTCACCAGCGCGGCATTCCACGCCTCGTGATACGGACGCTGCTGGAGGTACAGGGTCGCGTCGGCCACCGTGGTATAAGAATTACTATTCGCGCCACCTGGAGTGGCATCCAGGGCCATGGCTAAGAGCCTCCCACTGCAGGCGGACGCTTCCAACGCACCCGCACACAGAAATGGCCCAACTCCAGACTCCACACGACATAGGGGGCATCTTCCACGTCGAGACAATACCACCAGCGCCAGTCCGACAGCTCAGGGTACCAGCCCCAGGACAGCCAGGGCGTGACGTGATGCACCATGTCAGGCACCTCCTGCTGCCGCAAAGAGGGACGCTTGCTGCGGTTCGACACCGCGAGGGACCACGGGAAAGAGCGGCATCTGTTGATGCGCTTCCTCAATGCGCCGACAAGCCACATCAAAGTAGCGTGGCTCAATTTCAATGCCGATAAACGGGCGCTGGTTTTCTACACAGGCCACACCGGTCGTCCCACTACCCATAAACGGGTCGAAAACGGTGCCAGTCGTTTGCTCGACACACCAGCGCATGAGAGCAATAGGTTTTTGCGCGGGGTGACACTTCACTTTCCCGACCTCCTCGCCCTCGCGCACGAGGCCACTCCAGAGCTGGCGATGTAGGCGCGTCGCTCCACGCAAGTTGGTCCAGGCCAGTTCGCAATCACTAAAATCATTAGAGCCCATCCCGACCCGCTTGTCCCAGATAAGCCAACCCCCACTATCAGGCAATCGTGAGGCATAGTGATTCGCGCCCCAGAGAATAATCTGGGGAAACCGCAAGAATGGCTCAGGCATAAACGGCATAGTATCCCCAACAATAGACCCATGCCATTTGAGAGGACGGTCCGTATAGAAGCTTTCTAAGCGTTTTTCGCCATTAGAGCTATAGACAGACACGCCGCGCTTCTTCGTATAATCAAAGTTCATCCCATAGGGAGGATCGCTGATCAGGGCATGAGCTTGGATATCGGACGCGAAAGCAAACGCATCCCCACAGATCAATCGACACTGCCCGATCGTCACGTCCTCAACCGCCATCGCCTGGCCTATTCACTGCGCCGCGAGGCGGGCTGGGTCGCTGGTGGCGTACTGCTACTGGCCGTCGCCTGGTGGCTGCGCGCCGTACTCCGCGCTGTCGGCGTGGTGGCGGGTGTCGGCGCCATCACGACCACCTGCGCGCCTTCGGGCACGCCTGCCAGCAGCTCCGCTTGCTCATTCGCCTTGGCACGGGCCTCCTCACGCTCCTCCTCGGTCTGAAGCTCAGGATGCGTGGCGCCCTGACCGGTACGGAAGCGGCTCATGGCCGAGGCGCGGGCCTCGGGTTCCACATCCTTGCCGCCAGGCGGGGCGGGCGTATAATCGCCCAGGCGCACGGCTTCGGCGGCATCGACGGTGTGCATGTAGCAGGGAGTTCCGTCCTCTTTGGCATAGACCATGACTGGATTTTGAGGCATGGCATGATCCTCCATTCTATGAACAATATAGAATATTATACAAATGTATATATATCACCGACATCGACGGCAAGGCCAGCATTGTTGGATGGGAGCGTGATATACGATCCCACGACGGCGCCAGGCGTGGTCCCACCGATCACATAGTTGACGCGGACAAATTTGCTATCGTTGTCAAACCACTGCGCCTGACTGCCCTTAATCCCGACCGACAGCTTGCCAGCCGCCACAGCGGGAGGCCATGTGATAGTGGCTACCGTCGTATACGTGCCACCCACGAGGTCGCTGACCTGGAGATTGAACGTATACGTGCCCGTAGCAACGACCGCGGACAGGTAAACCACCCAATCTGCAGACGGAAACTGGCGCGGGTAGAGGAGTACGCCGGTACTGCTACCGTTGGCAGCCAAAGCGGCTCCTGGTGCTAAAAGTTCTAGGGCTTTATCGAATACGGCAGTCGTCACTATGTTTCCTTTCTTTCCACAAGCATTTATGCTATACTCGTGTGGTTAGGTAGCGGCTGATCACCGCTCGTATCCAAGCCTTGTGTTGCCCTATCAGCACGAGGGCCTAACTGCATATCACATCGACCTAATAGGGAGGTTGTCTGATGGTTGAGCCTGTCAACGGTATTCCAGTTATTTGCGCGTGGGAACCCTGTAGCAAGCCCTTCGTAGTATTTCCTTCGAGACTCAAGCAAAGCACCAAAATCTACTGTTCGCGTGCCTGTGGTAATTTGGGGAACGCGGTTGCCGCCGAGTCCAAAAAACGTCGCGTCACGCTGACCTGTGCCTATGAGCCGTGCAGCAAGTCCTTTGAAGCGAAACCGTCTGTTGCAAAACGAGGCATGCGGTATTGCTCGCATGGATGTTCTGAGTTGGCAAGTCGGCATCGCCGGACTGAATACACCAGCTTGATCTGTGCCTACGAACCTTGTAGCAAACCTTTTGAGGTCGCCCCCTCGCGTCTCAAAGAAGCAACCTATTGTTGTCGGCAGTGCCAAACGTTTGCGATAGCGGCCATACGTTGGCCCCAAACGCTCGAAGAACGCTTTTGGAGCAAAGTAGCCATAGCCGGACCAGACGAGTGCTGGTTGTGGACAGCGAGCGTGCATGAGAATGGCTATGGACAATTTCAGGTCCGAGAGAATGGCGTCTTGCTCCATGACGGGGCACATGTCGCCAGTTTCTTTCTTCACCATGGCCGCTGGCCAGCGCCTGAGATGCAGGTGCTGCATACGTGCGACGTCAGGGCCTGTTGTAACCCTGCACACCTCTGGGAAGGAACACAAACTGCTAACATGGTTGATTGCGTTGATAAAGGCCGCAATGTCAATGTTACGCATCCTGAATTGCTGGCCCGAGGGGATCGCAGTGGATTGCGGGTTCATCGTGAACGAGCCCCACGTGGAGAACGCAATGCGAACTGGAAGATAAGTGATGCTGAGTGGGCTGAAGCCCTGGCCTTGTGGGATAGCGGCGCATGGACGCAGACTGCCCTTGCAAAACGCTACGGTGTTAGCCAGCATGCTATATGGAGTCGACTCAAGCATCGCTATGATCCATAGTATATTCAAGGATGCATCTAATCAT